GCCACACCAACGCCAACAGGTTACTATGGCGCATTTCAAGATACTACATCACAAACAGCAGCCAGCATAAATACTGCCTATGCAGTAAAATTCAATACTACTGATCTATCCAATGGTGTAACCATTGTAAATGATGGAAGCTCAAATCCTACAAGGATAACGTTAGCAAATACAGGAATTTATAACATTCAGTTTTCGCTGCAAATGGAGAAAACGGGTGGAAGTGGTAACATGATTGCTGATATTTGGATAAGAAAAAATGGTGTTGACGTTCCTTCAACTACAGGGAAAATAGTGCTTACAGGTAGTGCAAATGCCTCTCCGGTTGTGGCGGCTTGGAATTACGTTCTCGATTTAGCAGCAGGAGATTATGTCCAACTAATGTGGTCAACGAGCAATACTAATGTTGAAATAGTAGCTGCTGGTCCTACAGCTCCACATCCGGCAATACCATCCTCAATCTTAACTGTTACACAGCAGGCAGGCATCATGGCAGGTACTGGAATCACTGCTATCAATTCACTCACAGGAGCAGCACAAACAATTGGCGTAGGCACCAGTGGTACTGACTTTGCCGTGTCATCATCGGGAACAGCACACACATTGAATCTGCCCACTGCATCCGCAACAAATCGCGGTGCATTAAGTAGCTCGGATTGGTCAACCTTCAATAATAAGCAGAACAGCATCGGACTAACTACGGTTGGAACTAACCTTGCAACACTACCGAATCCAAGTGCTGTTCGTTATTTGCGAATCAATGCCGACAACACTGTTTCTGCTTTAACACTTTCCGAATTAAAATCGGATATAGGTGTGGGTGGTTATGCTGCACTAACGAGTGACTTTATTACGAGTGGCACATCTTACCAAAACATCACAGGTTTATCATTTGCGGTAAGCGCAGGTAAAACATACAAATGGCGAGCAACGATTATTATTGTTGCAACAGGTACAGTCAATGGTATGCTTAGCACTAATGGACCAACAGGTACAACGGTTTATCGTTTTACAATCGGAACGGGTGGTACAACCAACACAATTAACAATGGTTCTGCTAACAATACCGGAGCTGCTGTATCGCTATCTACTACGCAGCGTATTGCCAGCGCAGATGGTATCTACGTAGCAACGGCAAGCGGAACGGTAAGCATGAGTGTCATCGCATCTGTAAACGCACTTGTTACAATCAAAGCAGGTTCAATTGTAGAATTTGAAGAAGTAGCATAATGGCAAGTGAGTTTGAGCAAATATTAAATGAATATGCAGCGACCGTAGTCGAACGTGCACAATCTAACCTGCGCATCAAAAGAAGAATACGCGGTAAGATGGTAAATCGTGTTGGTTCGAATCGACCGGATAACTTGCTTAACTCGTTACTGTATAAAATCAAAATTCGCTATGGTAAACCAACAATCGACTTTACTGTAAAAGGTCAAGCTGGTCAATACGCAGATGTGATTGAATTCGGGCGCAGACCAGGTGCAAGAATGCCACCTGTTGCAGCTATTGAAAAGTGGATTCGTATGAAACCTTTGAAGCTGCGCAATAGGCAGGGCGAATTCATCAAGTCAACAGAGAGCGCAATCAAAAGCGCAGCATACAATATCGCACGCAGCATTGGTGAAAAAGGTATTGAAGGTATCAACTACTATGGTGAAGCAATAGATGACACATGGGACGATTACAAGGATAAGCTAATGGATGCTTACGTAAAAGACATTGAACAAAGATTATTACTAAATAAAAGATAATGGCATTAACAATCATAGATGAACCATTCAATTGGGTAGTGCGTGGTCAAAAGATTATGCTGATTGCATCGAGCACAGAAGTAGCGCAGGAAGGTTTTCGCTATGGCTTGAACATTAATGTTGATGCTAAGACGTACACATTCTATTTGTCACCTGCTCCCGACAACTACATGTACTTCGACATTTCACCACTCGTTGACGATTTACGCAACCAGCAATTTCACTTTAGCACGAGTGATACATTTGACGATACGAGCAGGTATTCGCTAAGCGCAGCAATAACCGAATGGTGGTTAGTTGGTGGTGTGCTTACGGAGAATGAAGGTAGCGAAGTAACGATGGAAGGGCGCATCGTAATCAATGGTTACTATCAAGTGTACGATGGGTACAAACCAAATCCTGAAGTTGGTGTTGACGACATCAAGTATGTGCTACAAGTTAGCTTTAACTACGCAATGAGTGATCGTAAATACGGCACGCATTCGTGGTATTTAGCCCCAACATGGAACGCAGGCAATCCAACAGCACAGAATATCATTTGGATTCCTTCATACGAAACCGATTACGGAACATTGAGCATACCGGGCAATGCAAACTACATGTATAACAACCTTGTGGACAACGTGCGCATTGTATTGTATAAAGCAAATGGTTCAACTCTTACCGAAACGCTAACGTTGAATGCATACGATATCGAAGCTTTGCCTGTTTATCCAGCTAACATGAATGCTTTTAGTGGTGCGTGGTCAATCAAACCAAATGAAGTAGACAATCCCGGTTGGAGATATTACGAAGTGTTTGCCCGAACAGGCAGCACACAATCAAGTGTAAAGTATCGCTTCTACAATGCAGCTTACTATGGTCAAAAGGATTGTCACAATGATGTTATTCGTTTGGGATGGGTTAACAGTCGCGGTGGATGGGATTACTTCAACTTCATAAAGAAGTCGGAAATGAATGATGAGATTGATCGCAAGAAATATCGAAAGGTGTTGTTCAATAGTACAACAAGCGTGTTCAGCAAAGATGATCGCGGATTGTATGAGCGCAGAAACTTAGTTCAGCAAGTGTTGACAGTGACCAGCGATTTCATTCAGGAAGGTGAATTCTTATTCCTTCGCTCATTACTTGTGAGCAATCAGGTTGTGTGGTTAACACAGCGCAACGGAGAGAATATTGCGCTGCCTGTTAACTTAGATGATACCACATACACCGAACGCAAGACACGTGATGGCAAGCTTTACAACTTGTCTTTGAAAGTAAGAATGGCAAACGAATACTGGACATAACATGAACGGAGAAGTACAACTGATAGTAAATAATATAGGACCTGCGAATGTTGCAAGCATGAGCAATGATCCTATACTCATGGGTATTGGTGCGTTATCGCGCTTTGTTGTTACCAGCTCACCTGAAGTTGCAGCCTTACCATTAGCGCAACCGATTACTATTTACAATGCAGCAGGAGATAGCGTAACTAAAACGCTCAATTCAATAGTTGTCGATTCACCTGTAGCTGGTCAAACGCGATTAAACCTTTCAGGTACATGGGCAGATGATTATTCTGCTGCTGCAGGTGGTTATATTATTTTGCAGTTTGGCACACAATACTATTTAGACTTATTCGAAAACGAAAGCATATCGCAGAACTGGAAGTTTCAGGACTTATCCAACTTTACTGCGCAGGGTGCATTCAGTCGTGAATTCCGCATTCCGATGTCCGATAACAACATCAAGGCTATCGGTCCATTATTCGATACTAACTCCGAACAAGGTGCGGAAAACTATTTTTTCTACAAACTGCCTGCGGAAATTCGTGTAGATACGCTACCCATTGCCACAGGTTATTTGCGTGTGCGCAAGGTATACAAGCAAAAGAATCGTATCAATGAAGTAGAAGTAGCGTTCTATGCTGAAACGCCTGATTTGGTGCGCACCATTGGCGAAAAGAAGTTAAGCGATATTGCTGCACTTGCAGATTTAAATGAAGTAATGACCTATGCCAACGTCACAACTGAAACAGCTGACCGTATTTGGGCTTTGTGTGATCGTGGTCAAAAATGGAGTAATGATGGCACTGCAGGTTCGCGACCAATACGAAACGCAAACATACCAATTTACCCGGCTGATTTAACACCTGCAGTTAGTTGGTGGTTTCTATTGCAGAACATCGTAACCGAAGCAGGATTTGAACTTGTTGCTTCTTCACTTGAAAACATCCTTAATGATTACTGGATGCCATTTTGCAACACGCCACAATTAGCTGTAACGGATTTACCAAATCAGTATTTTTTTAGAGTATATAACAACGGTCCTCAATTAATACCTGCCTTTAATGCCTATTTACCTTTAGAAGCAGATACTATTGTTTTTGACAACAGTGGTAATTTTGATACAACTCAATATGCCTATACTGTACCTGTAACCGGTGAATATACATTTAATGGATTATTAAAAATAGATGGAGCAACAGTTAACAGTTTAAATCAATCAGTAAATGTTGGTTTATTTATTAACGTTAGTACAAACGTTGTAAATTATTTTACTGCACCTGTAGAGCAGGGAGATATACAATACGTTCCTTTTACGTTTACTGCTACATTGCAACAGGGAGATTTAGTTGTGTTGGCATTAAATGCTGTCAATGCTGCATTAGGATTTACGTTGTTAGCTGGTGATGGGACACTCAATAGCACTTTTTGGGAAATAAGTAGTGTGTTAGGATATACCAATCAAACAATAAACTACCCATTGAATGCACCTTACATGCGCCAAATTGATTTCGTTAATGACGTAATCAAAATGCATAATTGCGCTATTGTGCCAAGTCGCATTGTGCCCAATCGCATTGCAATAATTCCACAAAACAACTATTTAGGTACAGGTGATGTTTTAGATTGGACACCAAAGCTTGATATATCGAAGGATGTAGCTATTTCAAGCACAGTAGATATTCAAAAGGCAACGTTTCAATTCACATATACATCAGGCGAAGATGTCTACAGCAAATTATATAGAGATGCAAACCGCATATATGGTGACTACAAAGCAGAAGGTTACACGATTAACCCATCGACTGCACCAAGCGACTTTGCAATAGGTGACCAAAAAGTGCAGTTGGTTACACGCAGTGCACCTGCTGCCATAATACCCGGAACAGGTACACCCATTCAATGCTTTTACAATGATCAGTTGGAATTTGTTGTGCCCGGTCCGCGATGTTTGTATAATGCCAATAGTGAAAATATTAATCTGTACAATGAAATAACAACCATTGCAATACCAACTACTTCCGTTCCTGTTTTAAATCATTACAGCAATACTTATCCAACTGTAGATGACTACGATTTGAATTGGGCTCCTGAAGTTCCGCCACACGTTGTAACTGTTTCAGCTAACCCATACAACAATTTATTCAATCTGTATTGGCGCAATTATATGAATGAACTGTATTCTCCTGAAGGTAGAATAATGGAAGCATTCTTTGCGCTTGACTTAAAGGATATACTCACGTTTTCCTTTGCTGATAAAATATGGATTCAGGATAGTTATTGGCGAATCCTTGAGGTGACCGATTACAAGGTAGGTTTATACGATAGCACAAAGGTTAAGCTTATCAAATTCCTTGATCAAATCAATGACTGTTCGATACAGCCTACTATCGTAAGTGCTAACGGAGAGGTTTATTTCCAAGATGGCGAGGGAAACCCAGCAGCTGCAAATGAAGATTGCTGTTCACGCTACGGATATTTTTGGGACGAAATCAATGGTGTGTGCTGGGCATTCAATAACGGTGGTCAGTTCCGCAATTCGATTGTTACGCCAAACAATATCCAACGTACCGGGATAGAATCAATATATGCACAACTATCAACGAAGACAAATTCAGTTATTAATGGAGAAGGCTTAAATATTATTGATAGCAACCCGAATACTTTGATGATTGGAAAGGATTTGAGCTTAACCAAATCTGTTGATGGCAGCAATCTATTAGGCAAGAATGTTATTACCAATCTACCCGGCTTGCATGTGGGTGGTGGTTATCGTGATGGCAATCCAACTAATGTCGAATTAGGATGGGCGCAAAGCGGTGTTGTAATGCTTCATTACAAAGATGCTTGGGTAAATAGTCAAATTTATAACTTGCTTATTGAAGGGATAGCTAACGAATTTATTGAATTACCAAACGATACGCTTTGGAGTTGTTTAATGAATGCAACAATAATTGACACGAATACAGGCAATTATTGTATAGGTCAGTATTCATTCGGATTGCAAGTAACAGGTGGCACAGCAAACGCAACAGCAATTACTACTATCAATGAAATTAATAATACTGCATATACTTTCACTTATGATGTAGATACTACAACCAATACGGACCAACATCGCGTCAATTTGCAAGTAACTGGACTTGGCGCTACCAGCATAACTTTCGTTGTTACGGCTTCAATACACTACCAACAAAACAAACTTTTATAAAATGGATTCAATCAAAAATTCAATGCGCTACATCCAGCTTGGCATCGCAGTAAAGAAACAGCATAACTATTCGTTACGTAAATGGCAGCGCGTGTTGTGGTATGTTACGTTGTATACATGGCGCATCTTGCTTGCATCAAGTCTTATCTTCTTAATCTATAAACACATTTACTAATGGCTGAACCTATTGTAAGGACCTTTCAAATTGACACTGCGAAAAGTGAGCAGAACCTAAGACAGTTAGGTAATGCTTTTGATAGTGCGGATAATTCAGGTAAATCGCTGAAGGCACAGTTGCGCGAATTACAGGCACAGTTAGCTAACACTGATCCGCAAACAAAGAAGTATCAAGAACTGAGTGCTGCTGCTGGTGAACTGAAAGATAAAATTAGTGATGCAGCGGAGGCAGTAGGTACGCAAGCAGGTGGTGCATTTGAAAAGGTTAGTGGTTCACTTGGACTTGTCACATCGCGCATTGCATCGCTCGATTTTGAAGGTGCTGCAGAAGGTGCTAAGTTACTTGCAAAGAATATCACAGAGATTAAGCCTGGTGATATTGCCAAAGGTGTTCAAGGAATAGGTAGTGCATTTGCTTCCATTGGTAAGTCGTTGCTGACAAACCCTATATTCCTAATCGGTGCAGCTATTGCAGCTGCTATTGTGTATGCTGATGAACTATTAACTTTAGTCGATGGTGTTACCGATGCTGAATTAGAGCAGTTAGAAATTCAAAAGCAAAAAGCAGCACAATCAAAACAGCAATTAGATGACATTAGTCAACAGGAAAATCTACTTAGGCTGCAAGGTAAAAGTGAGCGTGAGATATTAAACTTAAAAATTGCAAAGGCAAACCAAGCGATACTTGAACAAAAATCTGTAATCACTACGCTTGAAGTTCAGAGGCATGCACAGATAGATGCAGCGGAAAGAAATCGCAAAATAACAAGTGGTATCATTCAATTTTTGACATTGCCAATACAGGTATTATTAGGCACAGTTGATGAAATCACAAAAGGACTTAATGCGATAGGCGTAATCAGTAATGAAACATTTGCCAGTATAGGCAATCAGCGTGATAAGTTTAATACAAGTTTAAGCACATTAGTGTTTGACCCGGCTGAAGTCGCTGAAGAGGGCAATGCTGCTATTATAGAACAAAAGAAGATATTACAGCAGTTAGAAAATACACAGGCTGGATTTCAATTGTCGATTCAAGCAATCGATAAGAAAGCAGCTGATGATCGTAAAACCGCAGATGATAAAAGAGCGGCTGATGCAAAAGCAAAAAGGGAAGAACGAATAAAGGCTGAACAGGACGTAAGCGATATAGTTAATCAGTTATACGAAGAAAATGTAAAAGAGTTTGAAGAAGCCGAAAGGCAAAAAACGAAAGCAGCAGAAGAAGAAGCTGCTAAAAGAAAGAAAGCAGAAGAAGATTATGATGCTGCCATAAAAGAGTTGCGTGCTCAACAAGATGCTGCCAACTTAACACAGGATCAACTTGAGATTATTGCTATCGATAATAAGTATTTAACCTTAAGAGAAAAAGCAATACAAGCTGGACAAAGCACTGTTGAAGTTGATGCGCTATATAAGCAAGCTTTACTTGATCAAGAAACTGCATCTGCGGAAAGAAGAATTGCAACCGAAAAACAAGTACAGCAATCAAAGATAGATTTTGCAAAGCAAACACTTGATGGTATAGCCACTATCGCTGCCTTCTTTGGTGGTAAGAGTGAAGCAGATGCTAAACGTGCATTCAAAATACAAAAGGCAATTAGTATTGCACAGGCAACCATTAGCACATACGAATCTGCAAATGCTATATTTGCATCTACCGCAGCAAGTCCGATTACTGCTCTTTTTCCTGCTGCGCCATTTGTAGCAGCTGGTGTTGCGGTTGCTGCTGGTCTTGCTAATGTTGCCACAATTGCATCACAACAATTTCAAGGTAGCACAACACCTCCTGCAAATAACACACCTCCACCACCTTCGCTTACAGGAGGAGGGGGTGGAGATAACGGCACACAGCCTGCACAGTTCAATCCACTTGCTGCGCAGTTTGTGAATAATCGCCCTGATCAATACACGCCACGCGCATATGTGTTAGCAGGTGACGTATCGAGTCAACAAGAAGTGCGCGAGAACGTAGAAGACTTAGCACGTATAGGATAAAATAAATATATTTAAAACATGGAAAAAAGAAAAGTAGTTAAGTGTGTAATTGACGAAGAAGGTCGTTTAGGTATTACGGCAATGGGCTTAGTAGACATGCCAGCAATCGAAGAAAATTGGATTGCATTGAGCAAGATGCAGCTTGCCAAAGTAGATGACGAACGTAGAATGTTATATGGCCCTGCATTAATCCCGGATAAAGAGATACTGCGCTATGATGAAAAGGGAGAGCCATACTATGTATACTTTGAAAAGGCAACGGTGCAGGCAATCGCGCATCAATTCTTCAAAAAGAATCTGCAACACACCACTAATCTACAGCACGAAATACCAGTAACAGGTGTGACAGTTGTCGAATCATGGCTGAAGGAAGGAAAGAATGATAAGAGCATCCAACTTGGATTGCCTGAACTACCCGATGGTACCTGGTTCATCGGAACCAAAGTCGATGAAGATTACGTGTGGAATGATGTGAAAGAAGGAAAGGTAAAAGGCTATAGCATCGAAGGCTTCTTTAACGAAGTAGGTGTAGCTATGAGTGGTGTCAAGAACTACGAAGCAGAATTGGTTTTGGAATTAGAACAAATTCTTGCAGGTTTGGGTAATTGATTTTTGTATATATTTGCCAAATCTTGGTTATTAGTGTCATAAGAGATTTAGGTTTTAGATTAAAAAGATAGGGGCAAACGAGCCCCTTCTTTTTTTTTACAGCATGCATGCACGCGAATATTCCGCAACTGTCATCTTGCTTGCTTTTGCATTTTTCATCACAGCCTTGTACTGCTTTTCAGTTAGTCTTACTGAAATTTTCTTTGTCATGAATTCAGGGTTTGCTTTCATAATATGAGTATTTATTTATACTGCTAAGATAAGACATCGAGTTGCATGTAACAAAATCGCGTTTTTGCTACTATACCTAAATTATAACGATGTCAAACATTAAAGAACAAATCAAATCCGTATTTGCAAAGTACGGCATTGAGCCGTCAAGCGTTGGTATCAAGTTCGAAGAAGAAGCCGCAACAGAACTAAAGTTTGCTGTTGAAGGTACTTTGAATGATGGTACTAAAATTTATTCTACAGCCAACGAATGGGTAGTTGGTGTGGATATCTACACAATGGATGCTGAAGGCAATCCAGTTCCTGTACCTGCAGGCGAGTACATGCTCGAAGATGGTGTTACTAAAGTGGTAGTAGGCGAAGATGGAATGGTTGCCGAAATCGAGCGTGAAGAACAATCGACTGAAATGAGCAGCGAGGATCTCGTAGCTGTAATCGGTTCATTGTCGGAGCGTATCGCAGCTTTGGAAACTGAAAAGACTGAACTATGTGCTGCTGTAGAATCTGCAAAGAATGAAGTGGCAACAGTTAAGGCTGAGCTTGCTTCAGTTAAGAAAGCTCCTGCTGTACCTTCAGTTAAGTCACAAGAATTCAAAAAGAATGCTGCACCGGTTGTTGCATCGAATGGTAGTTCATTCAGCGACTTCATGGAAAGCATTCGTTCTAAACAAGTAAATTGATTCACCTCATAAATTTTAATTAAAAATGGCAACCACAACTTCACTCACCACCACCTATGCAGGTGAATTAGCTGGTGAAATCGTAGCAAAAGCTTTGTTGCAAAACGTATCAACTCAATACGTTACAATGAAGCCAAACGTACCTTATAAATCAGTAGCTCGCAAGATCGCTGATGATGTAAGTTTCGCTGCAGGTACATGTGATTTCACGCCAACAGGCACAATCACTTTGACCGAGCGTATTTTGACTTTGGAAGAATTCCAAGTTCAACGCCAAATCTGTAAGAAAGATTTCTTCACAGACTGGTCTACTGCTGATGTAATGTCAGGTCGTGTAAACACACAGATACAGGATGCAATTATTGAGCGTATGACAGGCGGTATTGCTGCTAAAAACGAATCAATAAT